AGTTTTCAAAAATAACAATATCCTTTGTAAGTCTTATCTTATTGTTTAGGTTCATTTTATTCTCACAGCTCCTTCTATTTCGTTTCTTTGTGGATGATCTTTTCTAAACTGTTCATGTATTTCTGGTTGCATGCTTGCCCATACATGCTTCCCAAACTCTTTTTCTTTTTCATACCATTCATCAGACCCTTTTTCATACTTTTGCCAATACATTCTTGACAAAAACTTATTTTTATTGTAAGAAGGCATTACTCCATGTAAGTATGGATCACCATTTTCTGTCAAATAATCGGGATGCCCTGATGGAAAAACAAGTAGGTCTCCTGCTTGTGGCTTATATTTAACAAGCTTATCTCCCATTGCAAAGTCAACCTCTCCGCCTTCATAGTCGTCATTAAAATAAATAGTGCATGTTATTACAAACTTGTATCCTGGAGCATCTGCCATCTCTCTCTGATAGTCTGAATGATATCTCATCCCTACCTTTTCTTCATCAGTGCTTACATGATACTTTCCAACTGTTCCACCAGCCCACTTCCAGGTTGGAACAGTCTGACCACTTTCATCTACAGACAAGTCATCTAAATCTACTTCTACTCCATATTTTTTAATATAGTGCTCTGTAGCCAAATAAAAGTTTTCCAACATCTCTATTGCAAAGAGTCGCTGGTCTTCCTGAGACTGTGTTGTTGTTTTGATATCTTTTAAACCGCCGTACTTATCGTACATAATCAGATTAGGTATTATTGGGCTTAAGTATTCTCCAAAAATAGACCATTGTGTCCAAGGGCTAAAAAGTCTATCTTCTGAGTTATCTAAAGAATCATTTAAAACTTTGTAAGATTTTGAAATATCTTTAAACATATTTTTATAAACTACAATATTTGGGTATATTTCTTCAAACACAATACCATTTTCTTGGCTGTTGTTCATCTTAATCTAACCCCATCATCTATTATAATTCTTTGTGGGTTTTCTTTTACATATTGATCCTGAATCTTATTCATCTCTGACTGCCAAGAGTCACCAAAAATTAGACTTTTTTCTTTCCATTCATCAGATGAGTCTTCATATACTGTCCAAAACATCCTTATAAAATATTTTTCATTTTCTTTACAAATTTCTGCAGCATGTAGATATACCTCACCATCTTCTGTGGAATATTCTGGATGTCCTGAAGGAAAAACAACAAAATCTCCAGCTTTTGGTTTATAATTTATTAGCTTATTGCCAACTGCAAAGTCAATTCCACCTCCTAAATAATTGTCATTTAGGTATACGGTTGTAGTCAAAACAAACTTATATCCTGGTCCCTTTATAGCTTCTCTAACATAGTCGCTGTGATATCTCATTGCTAATCTTTCAGAGTCTGGCCCAGCAGCGGTAGAACCAACATAATATTTACATAAAGATGGTCCAGTCCAGTTCCACTTTTGATATATTTTTCCATCTGATTGAACAGTATCTTTTTCTTCTTTGTGTATTGGGAAGTTGTGTTTTTCAATATAGTGGTTATTAGCCAAATGAAATGCTTTAATTAATTCAATCATAAAATATCTTTGATCTTCTTGAACCTTGCTAGTAGGTTCTATGTCAAAGTTAATTTTAAGATCTGAGACATTTTTATCAAAAGATATTCCAAAGTTTTCTATTTTTTCACCTATAGAGTACCAGTCATTCCACTTGTCCCATATAGCATCTTCATAATTATTTATTGAATCTTTTGCAATCTGATACATTCTTTCTGGGTCTTCAAATATGTTATTGTAAACAACAATATTTGGATAAATTTCTTCAAATGTAAGTTCTGTAGTCATATTACGGCTTTCTGTCTCCAGTATGTTCCGTAATTTCCCAAAAAAATGGACATGTAAATCTAAGCCCACTTTTTATTTCTGTGACCCCATGTATATAGTTCATATCTCCAGGGAAAAAATATGCTGCTCCTTTTTTAGGTTTAAATTGAACTCCTTGATTTGGAAAGTATAGCTCTCCGCCTTCGTAGTCTTCATTTAAATAAAACAAACTGGAAAGATCATAGTTTGGAAAATCATTTGGCAGTCCTGCGTCTGGCCCGTCGTGCAGTTCTTTATCAGCGTGTGGTTTTTGGAATTGTCCTGGAAGCCACTTGACAATTGTTGTTCCTGTAGGAATTACTTTTACTTTATAAAATTCTTCTACTATTGGTTGCAATCTTTGAAATAGTCCAGCAATGACTGGAGATATCTTTGGATCGTTTTTGTCTAAACTTGGCTGTGTTGCAACTCTATCTTTCCAATAATCTGAATCGTATACTACTGTACCGTTTTCATTTACATGGCTTTCTGTTACATCCCAAATTGTTAAAGATTTTGCAGCCTTTTCTAAAAACTCTATTTCTTCTTGTGTCATAAAGTTTTCTAGCTCAACAATCATTTCTTTGCCACTACCAAACCAGCCAGAAGGTGTTATTGATGGCTTTCTAACCACAACAGAAGCTTTTATATTATCCATAATTAGATTATACCATTTCCTTTGCTTGCTGTATTGTCCGTAACAGAAAGACGGATAACCTTTGTTTCGTGAGAGCCTTTACTTTCACCCTTTTCATTAATTGCATCTCTATACCAATCGGTCCATTCACCAGATTGATTAATTTTTTGTGCAGCTTCTCCATATGACTGATGAGCTTTTTCTCTACTACGATCTGGATCTGAATAATCAAATATTTGAATTGATGTATTGTCCATTGCTGTCAAAGAGATTGGTACTATAGTTGCAAGAGGTGTACCTGCTTTTATAGTAATTTCTTTATTCGCAGATCTTGCTTTAATTGCTAATGGGAAACCAGTATCTAGCCAAGATGTACTGATTAAAGAAGACATGGTTTCAAAGTCTTCACTAAAATAGTTTACTGGGTTAATAGTGAACATGCTTACGTTTTGTTCAGATCTAAAGGTGAGCCCTGTATGTATACTTACTGTAGATTGTCCCCTGCCAGTATAAGTAAACCCTTCTCCCTCTATAACTTTAACATTTTCTGAACTTGTATCGTTTATTCCATTCCATATAAACTTGATATCCTCTTTAGCTGAAAGATTCCACCCAACCATGTTTGCTTGGGTTACTGGAAAACATCTGTATGCATGCTTTTCTGGAGTAAGATCCATCCAGTCTCTTTTTATTGACATTGGAGAAATTATAATTTTTGAATCTGGAAATCTTTCAACAGAGATATTTAACATTACATTTTATCCTGAGTAAACATATCTGGAGTATGGAACTTTTTGTTATAATCCAACATAGTAACAATAGAGTATTTTGTTCCAGATTCTACTGGCATAGCTTGATGAGGATACATGTAGTTTGATGGGAAGATATACAGATCTCCAGCCTTTGGCTTAATCTTTAAATCTTGCAATCTAAAGTACAACTCGCCACCTTCATAGTCATCATTGATGTATGCAACAAGAGAGACTGTACAATTATAAGAATACCCATGGTCATGGTGCTCCATAAAGTGTTGTCCTGGACCATACTTTATAAAGTTAAAGGCTTCCCAATATTTAAGATCCATAATGTTGTAATCTTTTCTGTAATCTTCAACTGCCTGGAACTGAGCATCATATACATCTTGCCAAAGAGATTGTAGCTTTAAAGATGTTTCGCTTTTATCTAGCTCTATATCTGTTTTCTTAAACTTAAAATCAACACAGTCTCTGTAGTCTGGAATAAGTTGCTGGTACCCAACGTATGCTGGCATCCAGTGGTATCTGTTACCTTCTGGAGATAATTCTCCGTATCCAGCTACTGACCCTAAATTTTCTTCAAGTCTTTCTATTACATTGAAGTCTTTTTTTATTACATCTCTGTAACATACAATTCCATTACCAAGATTTATTTTTTCTGTCCATGTTTGCATAGTTTCCCCCTATTTATATTCTCTTCTTGTCCAAACCTTATTTTTATAAACGCCACCATCTGGTTGTCTATAAAAATTTGCATTACTCATCATTTTAGCATAAATTTCTGTTGAGCCTATAAAGTTTATTTCATGACTCCAGTCTTCTCTTTTAAAAGGCAGTATCTGTACATATGGTGTTCCTGCTGGAAGCGTTCCTTCCCAACCTTCTGTAATAAAAAATGGAAAAGTACCTAGAAGATGAACACTATCATTGTCAACAACTCCAGTGGTATTTATAAATGGCAAATCAAAACGATTCATTGGGGTCATGAATAATGCACTGTATCCTTCTGGCAATTCTAGGCCCCAGTCTGGGTACCAGGCAAAATGCTCTCTATAATATCCTTTTGGTTGCTCAAATTGTGGCATTGCCATTCTTTTGCTGCAAAAATCTTGATGTCGTGTATCTTCTATTTTTACATCTATAGAACCGCTTGCTGTTTTAAAAAAAGTAATATCACAAGGAGTTTTTAATACATATCCTGTTGTAAATGCATCCATGATTGCTGGACATGCTTTCCATGTAGGAATCTTTCCATAGTCATCTTTTGTTCCTTCTTTAGGAAATGGACAAATCTGCGGTGTGGCTTTGTAGTATTCACCAATAGGATCTTTGGCAAACCTATCTGCATCTTTGTACCATTGTGGAATTACTGCTTGTGTTGGTGATGGAACAGAGGGACTATCCTTTGTAACCCATGGCCTATAAGCTGTAAACTTTGCAATATTTTCTTTTAATGTCATTACTTATGACCTAGCTCATTTATATCTGTCATGACTACGACACAATACTTTGTACCGCTCTTCATTGGCAGAGATGCATGCTCATATATGTAGTTTGATGGAAACACTGCAATGTCTCCTACCTTTGGAGTAAGAGTGTAGCCATCTAATCTTGGAAATTGAATCTCTCCGCCTTCATAATCATCGTTAATATAGATAACTGCAGATACTGTAGCATTATATGCTGGTCCGTGATCAGCATGAATATTAAAGTGTTTTCCTTCGCCTTCATATTTGACAAAGTTGAATGCTTCATAATAAACAACATTAATTCCCCAGTATCTTGCATAATCATCTATACAAAGCTTTAGCTTTTCGTATATCTCCTGATGTAAATCAATGAGCTCACTATTGAAAGGATCTCTTGGTCCCAAATTTTCCTGCTTGTATTTAAAGTCAACGCAATCTCTTGCTCGTTTAATTGGTGTAGCAGAGTTTGTAACTGTTGCTTCAGACCATCTAAACTTTTTTGTTCCGTCTAAGTTAGATTCAAGTGTGTTTATATATCTTTTTGAATCTTCTAAAGAAAACACATTTCTATATATGTTCAAACCAAGACCTGGGTTCTCTATTACAATATTGTGCTCAGGTATAGCCCTATCAACCTTGTTTGTTATTGTCTCTGATCTGTCCTTGGTAAACCATGGGTTTTCATTTTCATCATAAATTTCCATATATATCCCCTTTTTATTTTATTATACACTATCTTTATTTTTTTGTAAAACAATTTAAATATTATTGCAAACCTTTTGCAACATATAAGATCTAGCACTCATAAAAACACAAAAGGCCAAACAATGTTGGCCAATTGTATTACTGCTTTTTTATTTTATACTACACCTGGTAGTGTGAAGTATGGGAAGAACGGTCCAACTCCAAACCCTGGGAAGAACGGTGGGAAGAATGGGAAGAACGGGAAGAATGGGAAGAACGGTGGGAAGAACGGGAAGAATGGGAAGAATGGGAAGAACGGTGGGAAGAATGGGAAGAACGGGAAGAATGGGAAGAACGGTGGGAAGAACGGGAAGAATGGGAAGAATGGGAAGAACGGTGGGAAGAACGGGAAGAATGGGAAGAACGGGAAGAAAGGTGGGAAGAATGGAGGGAAGAATGGGAAGAAAGGAGGGAAGAATGGAGGGAAGAACGGTGGGAAGAATGGGAAGAACGGTGGGAAAAATGGCGGGAAGAATGGAGGAAAGAATGGGAAGAACGGAGGAAAGAACGGTGGGAAAAATGGAGGGAAGAAAGGAAAGAATGGAAAGAATGGTGGAAAGAATGGTCCTAATGTAACAACAACAGAGTTAGAGTTTGAAGATACTGGAGATGATCCATTTGCATTTGTTGCAATAACTGTATATGTATATGTTCCTGCTGTTGTTTCTGTAATAGTAAGTGGGGTTCCTGTGCCAGTTGCTGTTTTTCCAGAAGTAGAAGTGACTGTATAGTTTGGAGTAGTTAAAGCTGAGTTTCCAATTTGTGCAGATGTAAGGTTTGTAAAAGGAATAGTTACAATTCCAGTTGTTCCATTAACTGATGCTGTTCCAATTGTTACCTGAGCTGGCTTAGATGTTGGGACTACAGCATTACTTGCTGAAGAAGCTGCAGAAACTCCGATTGCATTTGTTGCGGTAACGGTAAAAGTATAATTTGCTGGAGTTCCACTTGTTGACAAACCTGTTATAACTATTGGAGAAGATGATCCAGTTCCTGTATGTCCACCAGATGAGGTTACTGTATATCCTGTAATAGGCATCTTGCCATTATAAGAAGGGGCTGAAAAAGATACAGAAACCTGACCGCTATTAAATGTGCGTCCTGATCCTTGGTCTGTAGCTGTGCCAATTACTGGTGCGTTTGGAACTGACTTCTTTGATGAATCTGTTGTACCAGTATTTTTTGGGCTCATAGCAGTAATTGTACCATAAGATTATACAGTTTTTGATATTTTATCTAACAGATATATAAATAGATTTAGCAACCATTGAGGCATCATTATCTGTCAATATTTGTGGTAGTCCGCCATAGTTTCTAACCATGTCATTTTCTATAAAAAAGGTGTGCTCTAATGACATGTCATATGAAAACTGATACTTTAGGTTTGCAGCAAAGGTAGTAGGCCAAAAGTCAGACTCTGGTATGTAAGTTCTAAACCAAACTTCAGTGTTGTTGGTAAGGGTAGTCAAAATAATATCATAACGGACTGTTACAATTGAGCCAACCTTTAGTGCTTTAAGGTTTATTTTTTGTGATTGTGAGTTATATAATGAAACGTTATTTTCTGGTAAATAAAGCTCGTTATTTTTACCCCTACAGTCAAAGCTAAAGCTAACCCAGCCGTCATTTCCTTTTGTAGCACCAAGAGTAATATTTTTTTGATCTTTGTTTGTATAAAGAGCCCAACCAGTTCTTTGACCTGATGGAGACAAACTGCTTTCTCCTGCTATTCCATCCCTACCGTTTTTTCCATCTTTACCAGGTTTTCCAGGTTCTCCCTGTGGTCCTTGTTTGCCTTCTGGTCCAGAATCGCCTTTATCACCCTTTGGGCCCTGTTCTCCTTGTGGTCCAGGAACAGCTATGAAAGAAACTGATTGCTCAAGTTGATAAGAGTTGTTTACATTGTCTGAATATTTTTTAGACTTCCCTGGAAAATCCATGCTAGTTGACATGAATTGAATCTATTTCTTTACCTTAAAAACCTTTTTTCCAATTTTAATAACTGGTGGAAGGTTTACTTGAGATACCTCAACTTTAATTACAGGCATTATAAACCTCCAGGAGTTATGTCACCTAGAACACAAATTGTTCCAAGTACTGGAGTCCAAACAGTTGGCTCTATATCATCTTCTCCAGCAGGTATTGTTGCCTGTAGGTCAAATGGAAGTTCAGAAACTATTGATGTATATTTTGTTCCCCAGTTTTTTGTTAAATCTGCTGATGCAAAAATTGTTGCTGTATGACCAGAAACTGTAACTGTTAACTCATCAAGAAAATCACCAGACACGTCATAGGCCGTTGCTGCAAAGTCCCAATCCTCTATATCCCAGCCAGTGGCTTCATCATCTTCAAGAAATTGAACTGCTAGGCTTGACGAATCTCCACGAACAACGGTCCACTGGATGTGAGCTGGAGTTGCTCCTAATTTTTCTATTGCTGGGGTACACATGTAACTGATTATACCATTAAATAAAGCTAGTACTCAGACGCAGTGGGGTGGGTTAGAATCTGAGTACTAGCAGGCTTAAAGTATAACATTATTTATTTAAGTATATACAATTTGGACATTTCAGACATAAAAATTTTATAAAGCCAGGGTATTTGGAATTGTTACCAAAAAGTTATAATTACTAATATACCAAATGTCCGAATTATGCCTATTCAATAAATTAATTATGGTGTATACTTAAAATATATAAAGAAAAGAACTATATCTAAACAAGGTTTTTAAAAGATATATTTTATATAAAGGAAAATAGGAAAATTAGGTTAGTTGTCAGTCTTAGCGATATGCTTAATTAATATTCTGTACATCTCATCAAGCTTTGACTCTTGACGATTTCTAGATTCAATAGAATCCATTCTTTGCTCGTCTAAAGCAGCCTCTAGTCTATTAACCTGGTCTCTTAAGCTTGATCCAGAATTCGGCTTAAGCTCGCTTAGGTAATGTTTTACAAGCCATCTTACAGCTAAACCAAATGATGAGACAATTGTAAGAATTGCTACAATCAACGAAGCCCAATCTTGAATTGTCATAATAAGATAATTATATCATTATTTAAAATTAAGTTCGGCGGGTGGATATAAAAAATCAAAGTGCTGCCTTTAAGTTTCGCCAGTAAATGAATTGCATTAAAGTCGTCGCCGAAATAGAGATATCAAACCATCACACAGACAACATAGGATTGACACAATCCAAGCATGTCTGATACAATGGAATTCTATGCATGATGAATTAAAAAATACTTTAATAGGTGGTTTGCTAGGAAAGCTGGCAATCCATCATTCGGTATATCGTTTACCGTGTACAAGTGAATATCTAGAAGAACTTGTATCTGATGTGCTAAACGAAAACGGTATGCCAAATGACTGGAAGCCTGATAGAAGCCATAGCGTCAGCATAGACATGACATTAGAGTCAGGTGAGAGTATTAGTGTCAAGTCAGGAAGATATGACCCAGAGAAGGCTACATTGGTTATATCTGGGTCTAGGCTGGGCAAACACGAGACATTAGAGAAGATGGTAGAGTCTGTTGCTTCTACACATGCTGATTACTATGTGTGTTTAGCCAAAGCAGACCAGGATTGGTCTCATATCCCGTCAAAAAATGAGATCAAGACATATCATTTATTTGTCTTTGAAGCATCAAAATTAGATTATGGTTTTGAGCATTGGTCAAGAAAAGAATCTAAGCATGGCAAAGGTTATAAGTACGTAATGGATATACCAGGTATGTCAGCTACTATACGTCCTACTATGTCTCATCAGTTGTGGACTACGGTATCTTGTGATATCATTGGTATACCAACAAAATTGGAGATACTGTGAGCGACGATGTTCGTCCTTGGGATCTGTTTAACGGATCTCCTAGGAGCCCAGAAGAGCTTGCAGCATACCGTCTACAAATTTGTACTGGATGTGAATTCTTTCGTAAAAGAACACAGACATGCAGAAAGTGTGGATGTTTTATGAAACTTAAGACGACACTGGAACACGCCAAGTGTCCTATACAGAAATGGTGATACAATATGAATGATCAAGAAATAGTTGCGTTTATGGTTGATAGTCTCAATGCAGACAATCGTGCTATATGTCAAAACAATGGAATGGATCCAGCAGAGATTGAGAAATCAATTGAGCAAAGCCAACAGTCACTCGTCTTCATGATGGGTAACTTATACGTCAAGATGAAGGAGAAAAACCTAATTGCTTAAATATTATTTTACTCCAACTGCAGAAGCAATTGCTGAAACTAAGCTAGATATTTCTGGCAATGAGGATACAATTTATTTTGTTGTTCGTGCAGAATCAAGAGAAGAAGCTCAAGAGTTTGCAATATCTATAATTAATATGAACAACTGGGAGCTAAGTCACTCAGAAGAGTAATCTTCCCAAAACTTGTCTCTGCCCATATTGTCTCTATTAGGCATATGGGTAGATTCTTTTTCGGAGCAATTTATGCATACCGTTTCTGAAAAAATTTTTGTTTGCAAGTTGTCATCTTCAAAATTAATAGATGCTTCAAGATTATCTAGTATACCCATTATTTCACCTTTTCATAGTAGCGCTCATATAGCTTGTCTATATTTGCTTGAATAGCGTCAATGTCTTCTTTATAGTTATTTAAAAACATTTGTTCTACTTCTTCTTTTTCTTTTGCACTTTCTCTTGGAAAATTGCTTAAATAGGGATTTGCCAACTCTGGCTTTTCACCAATCTTTTCTATAATTTGTTCAGCAGTTAATATTTGGTTTACGCTGTATTTGTATGTTCTGCCAATAACCTTTATCACTGCATTATGGTCTTTAGTAAACTCATGAAATGGTGCTATGAATAGATCTTCGTTATCTAGTAGATATTGTGTATAATCTTTATACCGCTGCAACACAACTTCTGTATCAGCATATAGTCCAGTGTTATGTTTATTCAAACCATTTGCAATTGCATAATCCTTATATATTTTTCCAGATACTAGTGATGGCAGAGCATCTCTTAGTGGCACTACAAATGGATAATCTAAGTTTCTGTTTTCTAGTGCTTCTATTTTATGTGACCATAAAGGTACAGCTTGAATACATAGTGTGTAACCTATTGCCCCAGCTAGAAATGTATTTCCTGATCTCTCTAGTCCGTCTATGTAGATTTTCATATTATTAGTATACCGCAAAATCTGAAAAAGTTTTTGTTTTCTGATAGGCAAAAAGAATCTTGCGCTTTGCAGATACAGTATATTTAGATCAGTATTAGTCTTGAGGCTTAGAGCTGTGTGGCTCAGTGCATGTGCACCCAGCGCAGCAGAATCGGTCTCTTGGCATGACTACGGTTGTTTCTTCCATGGATTTATTATAGCACAGAATATCGTAAATTCACTTTGCCAAAAATCTGAATATTTTGTAGCTTTGTATGATACACGTATACAGGAAAAAAATACAAAAAAAATAGTGAGCACACTGTTGTATGCCCACCATCTTAATTATTTACACTTACAGGGGTCTATGCGTGTTGTGTTGCCATCAAATAGAATGATGCCTGTGTCTCCACATGTCTCGCATGTGTGTGCGTAGAGTGCTGATGTCATTTAGTAGCCTTTCGTACTGTATAGAATTTATACCCTGCAATAATAACTGCGCTAGTCAATAGCATTGCCCATGATAGGGATAGATAGATGAAGTCACCTGCATCAAGCATGAAGCCATAGTCATTGAGTTCAATAGTCATTGCTTACTTACCTGCCTCAATCTTTTGAATGTTAGCGGTGAACTTCTTGACCTTGCCTAGGTCGCTATCGTTTAGTGATGCGATGAGGTGGTCAATAGCCTTGACCTCATGTGCGATGTTGTCAATGCTTAGTAGTTTAGAGCCCTGCCAAATTGAGTAAGTGATTGTCATTGTCATTGTCTGTTCTTCTTTCTTTAGTTAGTTTGTTATAGTGATAATACTAGTAGGGATAGGGGTAAAAGTCAAGCCTTTAGCGTGTGGTGTTGGTCACACTACCAGCCAAGCACACGCTTGCGGTAGGCTTCTACCTCAGCAATCTGCTCTGGTGTAGCGTTGCGGTATGCCTGAACGCTCTCTCTAATCCAAGGGGACTTAGCCATAGCCGCCTCATGCTGTACCGCATAGCGTGCTTGCTGTTCTGCTCTTACTCTGTTTAGTGTATCCATTTGATGAACACCTTTCTTTAGTTTGTTATAGTAGAATACTATCACACTACCCTGACAAATGCAAGTCCAAACACGGCGTGTCGCATGTGATGTGTACCACATCGCCTCGGGCCCCCTGTGGTGTAGGTCACATGTGTTCTACGTCACAATGTCCTAAATGTCCGTTTTGTACCCCCCAATTTGTCAGACCCCCCTGTTATACTTACTAGTATAAAGAAAGTTAAAAAGGTTTTAACTAAGAAAGGAAAACAAAATGTTTTCACTAAAATACAAAGTAGAGTATAACTCTAATCCTAACT